TATTCCCGGCAACGATTATCCTGGCAGCAGGCAGTATGTTCATCCTTTGGCTGGGTGAGCGCATTACAGATAAGGGAATAGGAAATGGTATCTCGCTGATCATTATGATCGGTATCATTGCACGCCTGCCACAGGCGTTCATCCAGGAGGTTACCTCACGCTTCACCGCTAACAATAAACAAGTTTTTAGGATTAAATCTTTCCAATACAGGAGATACACAGATAAAACTAGGTGAATCTGGTAATATGAATAACTTTTATATTACAAATGATTATAAACTTCGTAAAATGTATGGATATAAACATTTTTGGGATTTTAATACTCAAATTAAAGGAATGTACTCAGCAATACTAAATAATATACATTATTTATTAGTAGCAACAAATGGTAAATTATATTATTTCTTAAGTGATGAACTAGAAGATGAAGAGGACTGGGAAACATTAGAAGCACACGAAATAGGCACAATAGGAACAGGAGACTGTTCTTTTTTTGCGTTTGATAATAAAGTATATATTTTATGTGGTAAATATATGTCATGGGATGGTACTGTTTTAAAAGAAGTAGATGGATATATACCAAAAGTATTTATAGCAACACCACCAGCAGGAGGTGGTACAGAGTTTGAAGATATAAACCTACTTACAGGGAAAAAACATCAAACTTTTGTAGGAGATGGAACTTCAACAGCATATCATTTAGCACAAAAAGGAATAACAAGTGTAGATAAAGTAATAGTAGATGGTACACAACTTACAGCAGAAACTGATTATACAGTAGATTTAACAAATGGTATAGTAACATTTACAACAGCACCACAAAACATTTCTACTGACAATGTAGATATATATTGGACAAAAGATGATAACAATAGAAGATTTATAGAAAAAATGAAATTTGGCACTATATTTGGTGGAGATGTAGATACAAGAGTATTTTTATATGGTAACCCAGATGAAAAGAATAGAATAAGATATTCAGGAGTAACAGAAGATGGAATACCAACAGTAGAGTACTTCCCAACATTTTATCAAGCAGACATAGGACCAAAAAACTTTGCTGTAACAGACTTAACAAGACAATATGATAGATTACTTATTACTACAAATAAACCAGAAGCATATTATTTAACATTAGGTACTGTACAAATAGATGATGATACAACTACCACTGGTGTTCAAACATTTCCATTAAATGAAGCACATGGTAATATAGCAATGGGTCAAGGTCAAGTATTAAATAATGATCCTGTTACTATTGAAAATGGAGCAATTATTAAATGGAAATCTACTAATGTTCGTGATGAAAGAAACATGAGTGATATATCACAAAAAATAAAACTAGATTTAATAGGTAAAAATCTAGTAAATGTAAAAACATTAGATTATCAAAAAGATAACCAATACTGGATATTAAATGATAATAGAGTATATATATATAATTATGTAAATGAAACATATTCAAGAGTAACATTTGCACATAATATGGATAACATAGTAGTTTTAGATGGTAATGTATATGCTTCAACAGAATCTGGTAAAATTGTAAAATTTGGAGAACAATTTGATGATTATGATGGCATAAAAATAAATGCAATATGGGATATGAATTTTTATGATTTTGAAACACCATATATGAGAAAAACAATGAAAAAACTATGGGTACTAATGCAACCACAAGCAAAAGCAAGTGCAACAATAGGATATGTAACAAACAAAAATGAAAGCCCTGTTAAAAAAGATATAGAGTATTCATTAGTATTTTTTGATGATGTAGATTTTTCAGACTTTTCATTTCAAGTATCAAATAATCCACAACCATTTAGATTAAAATTAAAAGCAAAGAAATTTACAAACTTAAAAATAACAATAGAAAACAAAGAAAGAACAGACTGTACAATACTTGCATTAAGTTTACGAGTAGAAACTGGAGGTGAAAGTAAATAATGGAAGCATTAAATTTAACTAATTTAACAGCAAATGTTAATAACATACAAGCATTAAGTGATAGACCAAATACTGCTGATGGTATCACTTCACAACAATTAAAAGAAAGATTTGACAAAGCAGGAGCAGACATCAAAGACTGGGCAAATAATACTTTGATAGAAGAACTTGAAGCTTATATCAATTTGTTAAAATCACATGTAGAAGCAATAGAAGAAAACTATGTAGTTGATAGTGATTCAAGATTAAGTAATTCAAGAACATGTAATAATACATTTGATAGTTATATGACATCAAGAAGTAATTTACATATAACTTATGGTAATTCATTACCAAGTGCTGGAGAGGATGGGGACATCTTCTTTTTATATTCATAAAAGGAGTTGATTAGATGGCAAGTACAAGTAGAAGTGCAACATGGAGTGGAGATAGTCGATTTAGTCTAATAATGAATGTAGGAGAGTCTTATGTAAGTGGTGGAAGTGATAACTATTCTAATGTAGACTGGAATTTACAATTAAGTAGTTCATCACCATATAGAACATGGACAGGATATGCAGAAAATCCTTTAGTAGCTTATGTTAATGGTCAACAAGTATGTAATCAAAATATAACTTATGATTTAACAGGAAATACAATAACAGTAGCAAGTGGAACAATAAGAGTTAATCATAATTCAGATGGAAGTAAAACAATAGGATTTAGTGCAAGTTTTACAGATAATTCAAATGGTAAAGGATCAGCAAGTTTAAGTGGAGATTTAACATTAACAAAAATAAATAGATATGCAGTAACAAACTCAGTAACAGGAAACAACATAGAAGAAGCATTTAGTGTAAGTTATTCAAAATACATAAATGATTATAAATATAAATTAAGAATATCTTATCCAGGTATAAAAGCATTAGAAACTATTGACTATAACACAAGTGGTACAAGTTTTACATTAAGTAAAGAGAGTATAGATGCAATATATGATGATTATCCAGATGCAAGTTCAGTAAATTTAGGATTTGCAGTAGAAACATGGAATAGTGCAGGAACATCAAGATTAAGTTCAGGAAATGAAAAAATAGTAAGTTGTACTAAACCAGATAGAGCAGTAAGACTAAGAATGAATGATGAATGGAAAAGGTCAGTACCTTATGTAAGAGTAAATGGTGAATGGAAAAAAGCAATACCATACACAAGAATAAATAATGAATGGAAGAGAGGTAAATAAAAATGGCAATAGATTATGAAGCTCAATTAAATAAAATGAAAGAAGCACAAAAACAAAGTGCTATTGCAGATTTAGAGAATACAAGAAATAAAGCATTAAGTGATTTACAAGCTGAAAGAGAAACAAATGCAGCTAATTTTAATACACAAAGAAATCAAACTAATATACAAAATCAATTAGCAGCAAAAAACTTTAAAGAATATCTAGTAAATTCAGGAAGAAGCAACTCAGGAATAATGCCACAATATGAAATGAATAGACAAAATAATTTACAAAGAAGTCTAAACGATATTAACTCAAGTCAAAATATGGCATTAGCAGATATTAACAGAAGAAATACTTTAGCTAATCAAACATATAACACAGGTTTACAAAGTGCAAATGCTAATATAGAAGCTAATTATATAAATAACTTATTAGCACAACAACAAGCAGCATGGCAAAGAGAAATGGAACAAAAGAAATTTGATGAGCAAGTTAGACAATATAATGAAAATATGGCATTTCAAAGAGAACAAGCTGCTAGATCCAGGCAGAGCATAGGAAGTAGTGGAGGAAGAAGTTACTCAAGCTCAAGAAAAACAGCAAAAGCAACACCAGTAACATATTCAAAAGCAAAAGGAAGTAAAATAGTTGTTTCAAGTAAAACAAAACAAGGTGGCTGGGTAGATAACTTAGTACAAGCATATACAGGAAGTGATGGACACACTTATTACCAAGATAAAAATGGAAATTATGTTTTATATAAGTAGGTGAAAAAATGGCTAAAAAGAAAAAAGATTTTGAGATAATAGGATGGGTAGATGAACAAGGTCAAGCAAGAGATACAATGCCTGACTATACATCAAGAGTACATACTACATCTCAACAAAGTACACAACCAGATGTTATAAGAAGTGTAGCAAGTACAATAGATACATTAAATAGTATTAAACCAATACAAACACAAAATACAGTAACTGATGTAAATGGTAATGTACAAGTATTAGAACAACCAAAATCAAATGTATTAGATAGTGCAAAATATATAGGAAAAAGTGGAGCACAAGGTGTTATAAGTGCTTTAGGTGGAATAACAGATGCACCAATGCAAAATATACAAGAGGGTGCAGAAAAAAATAAAAACAAATCAAAACTTAGAAACTATATAGAGGGTGCAATAAAAACATTAGATATTTATGGAATAACAAGAATACCTGAAATAGTAGAGGGTACAAAGAACATATTAAGTAATTCTGAAAAATCAACATTTGATAAAGTAACAAATGTAGCAATGAAAAACCTAAATAATAATGCTTTAACAAGAGGATTAGAAGCATCTGGTCAACAAGCAAACTTAGTAGGTATGGATGATAGAGATATACAAAATATAAGAGATAAAAATGTATTAAATAGAGCAAGTAATATATTACAAGATGAATTATCACAAGAAAGAAATAAACAAGGAAAATTAGTGCAAACAGCAGGAGATGTGACACAAGTAATAGGAAATATGTTACCAAGTATGGCTGCAACTGCAATAACAAAAAATCCAAACATAGGACTTGCTGCAATGGGAGTAAGTGCAAAAGGACAAGCAACAAATGAAGCATTACAAAGAGGAGCTAGTTTAAGTGAAGCAAATGAAATAGGTAATGCTAAGATGCTAACAGAGATGGGAACTGAAAAAATAACAGGTGGATTAAAATACTTTGGCAAAGGAACTGCTGATGATTTAGTAGAAAAAGGTATAAATAAAGCAATAAAAAATAAAGCAGGGAACTTTATAGCAAAACAAGTAGCAGGATTAGGTGGAGAAGTAGCAGAAGAAACTATTTCAGACTTAGTAGGAACAGCAATAGATAAAGCAACTGTTGATCCTAATGCAAGTTATTCATTTGATGACTGGAAGAAAACAGCCTTAATGACAATGCTATCAACAGGAGCATTAAATACCATAAGTGGAGGATATAGTAAACAAGCATATCAATTAAATGCAGAAGAATTACAACAAATAGCAGAGCAACCAAAAGTACAACAAACAATAAATGAAAGAGTAGAACAATTAACTACTCCAAATATGACACCACAAGAAGTAGAAGAAGTAAGAC